CTGACACCCACAAATTTCCGCCGCCGTTGTTCGGGACGTAATTCCAAATCTGTGCGGGGTTAATCCACGGATCAGTCGCTAAAAGATGTGGCGCGGCTTTGAGTCTGATATGTACCGCTTGAGTGCCTAAACTCGCAACGCCTAAGATGCTTCCCGCAAAATCATCATCAGTCGTAATCTGCACCACTCCGGCTTTTTGATAGACCGGATTGAAATAGACACGGATGAAGTCGGAACCTTGAATTACGCCCGTAACCTTGTCCACTCCAAACGATTCATGGTCAGCATCGTCTTGAACCGACCAAACGCCGGAAGCGTTAGGGCGCAGGACGAAATGAATATGATTAACGGTTGTCATAGCTAGACCTTGTAAGAGAAACTAACCATGATTGACGATGTATTGGAAAAGTCGGCATCGGTTATTCTTGTGACCGTTCCTGCGTTGGTAGTTTCTTCAAACACAATCGTTGTCGTGCCTTGATCGCAATAGCCCATGATGAAATCAGCAAATGTAATCAGAGATGATCGGATAGAGACAGGGTTGTATGCATTCCCAACCGTGAAAGGCAGCCCGGTAATCAGAAGGTTTCCGTTGCTTGAACCTTTGCTAGTCAACACGATGTAAATGTCGCCTATAACACGATTGCCGATCTTGGTATAAGCCCCTGTCTGCGTTCCGTAAGTGATTCCGGTCGTTCCACCGCTGAATGAAATTCCAGGGGTAAAAGTTCCTTCTTCGTAATCATCCAAAGTATTCACATCAGCTACCGCTACCGCTGTTGCAGGGAAAGCTATTCCACCTGCTCCCGCCGCCGTTGCTCCTACTCCAATACCCGTAGTGAAAGCCGGAGTAGCAAGATTAGCCTTCGTCGCTACTGCAACTGCTACTGCGTCAAAGTCAGCACCTATCTCAGAACCTTTGACTCGCTTTGCAGAGTCGCCCGTAGATAACGAGTCCTTTGCGGCATAGTCCGTGATTTTATTGTAGTCACTCATAAGTTTCTCCTATTGCAATCGGCCTGTTTTAGCGTACAAGTCGATACGCTGAATTGATACCTGTGCTTCGTTAATGTCTGCTTCAAATCCAAATTGTAATACTTTTCCTGAACTTGAGCCATTGACCCCAATTCGTCTAACGCTTGTGTCAGCACCGTACTCAGCAATGTTGTATTCAGCGATGTTGTACTCGGCAACTGTGGAAGTAGCGTCAAGAAGAATTGTCTCGTAGAAATAGTTTGTGAGGTAATCGTAACCCCACTTGCAAGTCACAGCTTGGTCGCCACTGCCTACAAGTGTAATGCTGATTTTCTTCAATATCGAAGTCCTAACTTGCGGGTCAAAGTCAATCCAAGTCGTGTAGTACGACATCCGATAAACCGAAGTCCTATCGAGATAGCCTGAGTGTTTTCCCACATATCCCGCAAAGCCGAAATACACCAATCCGTCTTTAGTCGAACACAACGCTTTCGGAATAAGATTCGTCCACATTGTTGCTCGGCAAGCACCGTTATCCAACGGAACTCGCGTATCGAAACAGAACGCAATCGCAGAAGTCGGAAACGAGATAAGGTAGAAGTTATTGACAGGCGAATAGAACGCACGAATCGTTCCCGCCGCCGCCGCACCAACGTAAGCCAAAATGTCCTGATTCACGTTCTGCGAGACTAATTTCAATGGCGCAGACTTCTCCTGAATCGTTCTCATCAAAGAACGAATCCCATCATTGGCAAGGAAAATAATATCCGTACCCGTATTGGCTACGCTGTCCCTAGCGATACATCCTACCCCGACAATCGTATCGTACAGCGTCATCGTCGAAGGTGTCGAAGCACCTGAGTAAATCAGGACTTGGAACTTACCGAAGATGTAAAGGAAGTTGTTATGCGCCGCGAGAGCAACAATCTCGTCACCACCTTTAGGCCACACTCCGATAAGATTCAGTGAACCGCTAGAACCCCCTGTCCAAACATGAGGAGAGAGAAGATCAGAGAAGTAGACGGTATTCTTGTCAGCAGTCAAGTCAGCGCACCATACCCGACCATACGCGGCAATCGCTTCGTTAGCCTGTCGAACTGTACCTGCGGTTCCTGTTTTCTCGTTCAGCCGTCTAAAAGTTGTTGTAGAAACCGCAGGATCGTAAATCAATGGGTCATAGCCACGCTGCCAAAACATTGCAACGCCGTTCATCTGACAGAATTTCCAGTTATCCGCTGAGATAGTCGGGGCTACACCACCACCACCGTAGGTTAGCTTAGTGAGCACCCCACCAGCTACCTTAAATAGAAACCCGCCACCCGTACAAAGTAAAGTCGACGTTCCCTCATTGTCGATACACTCACCGATACAAGTCACATCAGAAGTCGACAAGTCAGCATTGACGGAATTCTGCGCTACCCACCCCATCCGTGACCCAATCCGACCCGCTTTGTCAATCACGCAGTTAATTGCGGAAAGCGCAAAGTTAGCCGATAGGTCAACGGGAGAATCGGAGGTATTCAGCCCATAGAATCCTGGCGCAACTATCGAAAAAGGCGTTAATGGCTGACTCATGTTGCCTCGAAGCAATCCCATTCCATGAATCGACTCTGCTCTAAGGCAATGTAATCCGCTAGAACCGATTTAAACAGCCCGTAGGCTTCCGCAGAGGATAGACCCCCATCTTCGCCTCGCTCAACCAATGCCCTAGCCACAGCACCCGCTATAACAGGCTCAGAAGGCACTGTAATCACGGTTGAGTCAGACGATAAGATTGCTTGAGGCACGACCATGTTGAACTCAAGCGTATAGGTTCCTGCCGGAGTCGGAAATATCTCTACCTTCGAGTCCGTTCCATCGGTTCCGTTCCATGCGTAGTAAGACGGCGTTCCGGTAGTGACTGTCGACAGCTGTTGTTGGTCGATAATCCACTGAATCGGAACATTCTGCAACTGAACCTTGTTCGTAGAGTCATTGACCGTCACGCCACGTTGCCTAATACCCGAACCCGTTACCGTATAGGTACTTGTATTGGCTGAAGTCGTTACTTGAATCGTCGTTGATAGACAACCCCATTCCCACGCATCCTCAACTTGACGCTTGGCATCGTTAATAAATCGTCCGATGAGCGTGGAATAAGCATTCGTCGTAGTCGTAGCGACTGAGGACTCACGAAGGCGAGATAGCGTTTCGTTGACGGCCTGCAAAAAAGTGGTGGTCATTGTTCTTGCTCCTGTGCGGCTGATTGTTGTGCAGCAAGCGTTGTTGCGGCAATTTCCTGCACACGTTCAAGAAGTTTTTTTGTTGGATGCGTTGGAGGCAAAGCAATCAGTTTTGCGTATTCAACAGGGTCGGCCATTCGTCTTGCCAACTCTTTTGCAACAGGGGTATTCGCGTCACCTAAAACAGTTTTCAACGCGAAGTTCACCGCCATCATCGGGCGAGACAACAGCGTAGGAAATTGCGGGGCTTCACCGCGAACAACATCGTTAAGATTTGTTCCCTTAACTGCCTTAGTGACCTCCTTCGCTTCGTCCATCCTTGCTTGATGATCTCTTACGCTTTTCATCTTTTGCGAATAGGTATTCATGTAGCCTTTAGACCACATATTGTTTCCAAGCGACTTGTCTATTGCCTCGTCAATTTGAAGTTGAATATCTCGTTCGAGTTTTGCCCCAAGTTTCTTATCCCACGTTCCAGATTCTTTTGAGAACTCTTTGATGGTTTTGTAGAGGTTTTTTCGTAATGCGTATATATCTCTTGAATCCACAATCCCCGGCGCAGACTGTTTCATGTCGGATATTTTTGCTGAAATCTTGGGGATAACAGACTTAACCATTTCTGCTTCACGAGTGCCTGGGGTTGTTATAACGTCATCAATCTTTTGAAGTATAGGTGCGGTATCTACCCCTACCTTATTCGCTCTGCGAAGCAATGAATTCCTTACCGGAGCAAGTGATTTTTCAACGCCCTCTGTAAAGGCTTCGATTGCTACCTTCTGCGCTCTTTGTGTAGTTGGCAGGGCATCTTCCAACCCACTTGCGCCAGAAAGCGTCTTTTGCATCCGAGCCGTTTTGCCACCGAACACATAAGGCTTTCCAGCAGTTTGTTCTGCAATCGCTTCCGCAACAGTCGGCTTGACTCCCGGTACAAACTCAGTTGCATTTCTTAATGCTGGAATTAGCTTTCCTGCGCTATCCCCGGCAATACTTGTTGCTGCATCACCAGCGAGTTTATTTATGCTTGCTTGATTACCTTGTGTAGCACCAAGCAAATTGCCGATATTGCCAATTCCGCGACCAACACTAGCCGCCGCCGCAGCACCTACTGGAGCCGCTAACCCACCAAAAAGCCCTGCCGCCATTTGACCACCACTGCCAGCACCGGATTCTTGAGCTAACCCGCTTCCAAGCCCTGCTCCAGCCGCAGAGATAGTTTGTCCAGCAGGATTAGCCGCCATTATTCCAGCAACATTCTGAGCCGCGCCGGACAGCATTGGAACAGCAGTTTTAGCCGCTCCCATCATTCCGCCGCCAGCCGCCATTGTTCTAGCAACATCTCCAACTACTCGCTCCATCTTGCCGTTTGGAGAAGGCAGACCAATCAAGTCGGCAATCGACTTCCCTGTATCGCCACGAACATTAGCCCCGGCGAGATTCATTGCGACTCTTGCCGGACTAGCAACCATATCAGCAACACCACCAACACCCTCAATACCATATCTCGCAGTAAGACCAAGTTGGCGCATCAACTCTTGAACCTGAGATTTTTTGAGGTCTGGCCCAATCTTTGCCTTGATTAGAACATCATCGTCGCTTTCTTTATTGCGTTGCGGGTCTAGCGTATTCTCCAATCCGGGAATACGGTTAACCAACGGCGTGTCGCCAGCACCAACTGGCAAAGCATGGGCTTCGCGTTCAGCACGAAGCCTAAACTCGAATTCTTCCTGCTCGCTCAATGCGCTCATTTTGCTTGCTTTCGTTTCCATTCCTGATAACGCGCTTCTTTGTCGTCATCGTATTTTGTCGCCACTGGGTTCCTGAGTTTGTATTGCTTATGCCATCCCTTTGTTGGAATCTTTAGGTCAGGGTAAGCCTCTCTTTCTGCGTTCAATTCGCTTTCGTAAGCAGAAATTGTGTTCTCATTGGCTTTCTTAATCACATTAGCAACGCTGACTCTAGCCTGCTTGTCGGTGGCAACTCGCGGCAATGCTTGACGTAAAACTTCCATGTCTTTGTCAGTTAGCCCCCGCGCACCGAGTTCAGCCATTTTCGAGCCAAGTATGTCTCCAATAGCTTGCTCCATCAATGCAACGCTTTTGAGATTGTCAGAGGTATATCCAAACGATGATAGGAAGTTTTCTGTTGCGGTATAAATTGGCTGTACGGCTCCTGACGCGCCATTAGGAGATGCAGCTACGAATCTATCCAAAGCAAGATTCGACTTAAATGCGCTCTCCGCTGTTTTCTCCAAGTCTGCCATTGAATTTGCGCGACCTTCCATACGCTTTTCAGCATACTTTTTATCGCCCGGCATAACGATAGTCGTTCCTCCGGGTGCACCAGCCCTCTTAGCCGTAAGCCTCCATTGCTCGAGGGTTCCTTTGTAGCCATCGTTTTTCTTGGCGTACTCGTATTCCTCAATATCCGTAGTTGGCTTGTCCTTCGGTGCAACTGTGGGAGGAATCCGAAGATCAGCGGGGTTCTTGGTTCTCATATACACCGCGATTGATTCAGGCGTGTAATCTTTTGGCGCAATCTGTCCAAACGGGTCAGATTTAGCCTCTTTTGCTTCACGATCTTGAGCAAGCATAAGCAACCTCATCGCAGTTTGTTGGTCGCCTGCATCTGCAAACTGTTTTGCTTTAGCTTTCAATCCCGCTGAAGTCTGTAAGTCTCCGCCACTCGCCATAATCGCTTGAGTACGCTGTGCCTGTTGCATCTCGGGAGTCATCATTCCCGCCGCTTGTGCACCTGCTCCTGCAAGCATACCGCCACCTGCAAACATCGAAGCCGCTGCACGTTGTAGCGGGTCTTGATTCGCGTAGTTATTCGCCGCAGTCATCATGCCGACATTCTGCCGTTGCTGAATCTGTGCGGGGCTTAATCCGAAGATACTTTCGACTACGTTATCCATGATTATTGTCCATAAGGTACAAGCCTAAATTGTCTAGGGTCATAGGTCGGATTTGGATTGTTATACGCATTTAGTTGTGTTCCTGCACCCGTAAGCATCGCGCCCCACGGACTGTAAGCATTTGCGGGTTGCATCGTAGTAGCCGCATTGGTCATGCCGTTAGCAAGTAACGTGCCACTACGAGCATTAGCCGCTGTTACCGTGTTGCCCATGTCCATGCCCACTAGCGCGTTCTGTCCAAGCCCTTCGATTTGTGTTGCACCACCTAAAGCGGTTTTATAAGGGTCATATGCCGCAGATTGAACGCCGTACATCGACTTGAGCATATCTCCACCCGCGCCCGTCATTGCACCACCAAACTTCGCGTAATCCATCCCGCCTTGCGTAGCCTGTGCCGCTAGTCCTAAGTCCTGCTGTCGTTGAGCGTTGAACATAGCCTCAAGCCGAGGATTCGCCGCGTTCATGCCCGTAGAAGTGCCGCCAACAGATAAGCCGTAGGTTCCACGGTTGTACTCGCCTGTCAGCATGTTGTTAACATCGCGCTCACGACCCGTTGCCAACAAAGCCTGTTGGTCAGCCATGTACTTAGCGGCTTGCTCTTGCGGAGTCGTTGCTAGATACGAATTCCCTAGCGTCATCATGCGAGAAGCGGCTTCACCCATCGGGGCAGTAGCACCTTGCGCCCCAAGATACTGCTGTAAGGCTTGTTCTGATACGCCCATCAACTTAGCTTGTTGAGCAAGCATCTCAGGACTAAGAGTATATCCCGCGCCTGTTACGTTACCTTGTGCGTCTTTGGTAAAGTTGCTCGAACCAAAGTTCGTCGTGATACCAACCGGACGGAACTTTGCTGATTCAGCCGCTATCTGTGCCGCACGAATCTGAGCATCGGATGAAGTCTGCGCCGCATCAACAGCAGAGTTACCCGCCAAAAGCCCACCACCTATTGTCAACGCACCTGAAAGCAATCCGTTGGTCGATCCTGAACCAACTAGCGAATTCAACCAATTCTTAGCGGGTACGCTTCCCGTAATTGAATTAACGCCATTGGCAATTAGCCCGTCTGCACCCAAACTATCGGACGGCGCAATTCCGCCTAATCCGTCAGCATAGAGCGAGTCAAGCGAAATATCCCCACCAAGCAAGCCACCGCCGACATTAGACGCAATCCCTGCCCCTGTTGCGCCAAGATAAGGCGCAAGTGCCTGTGCGCCAAAATAAGTTGCCGCCGCAGGAAGCGCGTATTTCTTCATTATCTCACCTAGCCCACCACTAGCTTGACTAGGGTTAGCCATGATGTACGCGGCTTCTTCAGCAGATACCGGAGTGTAAGATTGAAAAGTGGATTTGCCCATGTTACGCCCTAAGTCCTCTTGAATGCTTTGGCGGTCTGCCTTTACGCTTCGCTACCGGAATCAGCACTTTCGCTTTGGCGGCTTGCGGGATTTCGACGGCTTCATTGGCATTGGTTTCATTCTTGATTTCCTCGTAAGATTCGCAAGAACGGACATGAATGATGTCCGAAGGATTATTAAAGGTCAGGACATTACCCGACCGTCTGCACCGGAACTGAGTACCCATCTTTACCTCCAATGAAACAACGGGGAGCCGAAGCCCCCCGCTTCTTACCAAGCCGGACGACCAATAAGAATCTTGAAAACGCCGCCAGTCAATGTATCCGCATCGTAAGCATCGCCAACTTGATCTACGTTTGCCAAGATGAACTTGACTTCGTTTGCCGCCGACACAAAAGCATGGGCGATAATGTGAGCATTAGCGTCCGCCTGAGACTTATTGAACGAAAAGCCCATTACCATATCACCCAAAGCAACGCCAGGAACCGTTAGCGTTACGATAACCGAAACGTCATCAGCAATAGCGTCTTGGTCTGTAACTGAACCAGTTACACTCCACATTTCAGAGAACGCGCCTTGAAACTGTTTAGTACCCTGCTCTGTCCTAGTTACTGAATAGGTATCTGCCATAATTTACTCCTTGAAGGTTGAGCCGAGAGGCAGTTACGCCCCTCGGAGTTGTCAGATTACGCTATTGGTCACGCGGGAACAATCACGGACAGAGCCGCGTAGTCCCTCAGCTCTTTCACGCCATACACGGTATCGGACGTTACCAACGTACCCAAGTATTCTTGCTTGTATTGCGCTTGGGTGCGAATGGCTTGCTGTTCGGCAAGAACCATTGCATCTTTGTGCAACATCAGGCAAGCGCGATACTTGGTATCGGTAGGCGCGGAAGTCGACCAATCCACCGTCAGCGCAAACTCGTCAGCGTAAGCCGCGCCCGTAGGAGCCGCAGAACTGAACGTAACCGACTGAGTAGAAGTCACGCTATTGACGTGAATCCACGGACAGTTGGTCGAGGTATAGACTTCAACCCCGTACAGATTGCCCAGACGACCCGTCTTGATTGCATCGCCGTTACCAACAAAAGCCTGTTCAGTAAAGCGCGAGATTGCGCGCAACACATTGGCTTCCACCGGAGGAATGACGAATGACAGTTCGGAACTGTTGATGTCGGAATCTTCCAAAGTCTGAATGACTCGGCGGATACCTACGTCCGTCAGTGCCGTACCGTTACCTGGAGTAGCACCGGAGAAGTTGGTCGAACCATCGCCACCAATAACGGCTTTCTCATACAGGTTAGTTGCACCTGCAATCGAACCCGAATTGAACCCTGCGCCCAACAGATGAAGGTCGCGGTCAATGCGCTTGGCAAGTGCATAGCCACCGTCAGCCGTGTAGAACTGGCGCATACTCGCAAGGGCTTGCATTTCAGCAATGTCCTCGTACAGCTTCGAGTATTCAAAGTGCTTGTTGATCGCAACGTCGACAACACCTGCGGTATCGGCAACCAGAGTTACCTGAGTGTTAGCGGCTTTAGCCGAAGCATCGCCACGCGCCGGAACCGGAAGGTGCAGAGTGTCGCCCTTTTTGCCCTTGAAGGACATACGGGTGACAAGATTACCGAGTACGAGTTTTTGTTTGTATGCGGCAATGACTTCATCCGACCACTGTTCGGGGATAAAGTTTGCTGCGGTAGTGATTGTTACTTGATTTGAGCCTAATGCCATGATTTCTCTCCTAAGTTAAGTCGTTTTGCGACTCTGCTTAGGAGAGGGTGACGCTTTAGGTCACTTCACTCGCCCTTCACGATATGCTTTGTCAATTTCGTCTTGCATATCACTGAATTTTGCAGGGTCGCGCATTTTGAGGCGGATAAGGTCAGTCCTTCGATAGATTTTCTTCCCGCTTTCCCCACTGCCACCCGTATCAACCGCCGCCGCTTTCATGGAAGTTTCCCTTGACGCTTTTTCCTCTGCGCTAGGGGCTTCCTTCTCTTGCGGTTTAGCGACTGGATTCAGTTGCTTGTAGGTACTTAGAAGTTCGTCTGCGGCATCGACATCGTAAGCCTCAGCTTCTTGGAACAGTTTTGACCTGATTTTTGAGGATTTGATCCAGTTAGCAAAGTTCGCATCTTGGACAATGTTGGTGTAATCAGGGTGCTTCTGAGCCAATAACTGCAATGCTTGCGCCCGTTGAGCCTGTACCGCATACTGCTCGGCGGCTAGAACTCTAGGGTTAGTCTCTACTGCTTGACGGATTGCTTCTTTGGGGTTCTCGAAAAAGTCTACTTCGGTGACTGGTTCGGGTTCCGGCTTTGACTTCAGTTGCGATTTGATAAGTTCATCAGCTAACTTTCGGATTTCGCCTACTTCGGCGTTTTGTCGGCCTAGTTCCTTACGGGTATGCTTGAGCATCCCTGCTAGGTGGGCTTTGGATAACTCCTTGAACTCATCAGGGATGTTATCTTCTTCCTTAGTTGCTGACTTGGCGGCATCTTGTGACTCAATTACCTCAAGTTCACTAGCCTCGTTACCTTCTTCCTGAATTTCAATAGCCATTGTTTCTCCTTGTCGTAGCCTCAAACGGTTACTCGGTTACATATATTAAATACAAAAACTATCGAAATGTCAAGAACTAATAGTTTTTGCCTATTGGTACTACAAAAAAACTAAGACTCGTAGTAACTCTTTTTCCGCTTCTGCGCGGCGTTGTTTTCACGCAAAGTTGCCCATTTTGAGTAAGCACCAGGGAAAGAAGGGTCGGTTCCATCCAACGCTACTCTTGGCATCCCTATTATTCGATAGGCGTATCCCCCACACTTGCAGACGACCTGTTTAGTCTCGGAGTCAATGTATCGCTCAGAAACGTCATCACAAGTCGGGCACTTAAAGTCACGCAGTAGCTTCATCTTCGTCCTTTAGTTGCTGATATGCCGCTTCGCTGACTTCTTTTAGACTGAGCATCCATCGAATTATTGAGACTTCGCCCTTCCTGAAATCAACGTTGTCTTTTGTAGTACCGTCTAGCGTATTTGTTGCCTCAAGCATCTGCTTTATGTCGTCCATGAGGTCAGCCCATCCTTGAGTCATCATCATTGACTCACGATCCTCATAGTATTTAGCTAAACTAGGGTCAATCACGATAGCCACGAGCCTCCATCCCAATACTTCAATGTCTTAGTCTGCCAAGCTGAACCATCCCAATACTTGAGCGTTTTGACAGTCCAACTTACCCCATCCCAATACTTAAGCCTTCCTACCGCTGAACCAGATACATAGGTTAGCGTTGCCGCTTGTCCGGTATAGGTATAACTTCCTGCGCTACAACTAAGTGAATATGTACCGCTACTGCTTGTAACAGGTAGAGAACTAATCGGGAGTTCTGATATTGCCCCAAATCCGAGCA